AGAACACCCAGTTCAAAATGGGGGATTCGGTACAGGTGAGCCTTACCAGCGTGAGCAACCAGACCAACGCCGCCGTGCTGGACAAGATCGAAAATCTCCCCAAGGCCCACAACATCCTCAAGGAGGCCCAGGAGAACGCCACCCACATCATGAACATGGCCACCACGGGCTACATCACCATCACGAGGGACGAGCACGGCTCGGACACCCTCTATATTTCCAACGTCCGGGACTACACCAAGGCTGACAAGCTCTGGAAGTGGAACATGAACGGCCTGGGCTACTCCAACGACGGGGGAAAGACCTTCGGGCTGGCCATCACCATGGACGGGGCCATCGTGGCCGACTACATCACAGCGGGGGTGCTGAACGGCAACGTGCTCCGGGTGGGCGTCATCCGGGACTACAACTCCAACGTGATCCTGGACCTGGACAAGGGCACCCTGACCATGAAGAAGGGCTCCATCAACATCGGAAACGGAAACTTCACCGTGGACGAGCAGGGCAACCTCTACGCACGGCGGGGCACCTTCGCGGGGACGCTGGCAGGAGCCAAGGGGACCTTCGGCGGCACAGTGCAGGCGGAGGACTTTTTGGACAAGTACGGCAACAGCATGATGGACCTGGCCAAAGAGAAGTTTACCGCCGGATATCTGGACCTGTACGGCCTGACCGTCACCAACAAGAACACCGGGGCGGTCACCTTCGCCGTGGGGCCGACGGGCCTTATCACCATCAACGGCCAGGTGACCATGGGGGCCGGGAGCACCATCAATTGGGCCCAGGTGAGCAATCAGAACATTCAATCCAATCCGGCGTATTCTATGGCCAATCAAGCTTACAACCTGGCGGATGAAGCCTATGATTATGCCGATACCGCGTATTCCAGGGCCGAACGGGCTTATAAGTTGGCTAATTCCATTGAGATGCCGGGGTACATCAAGAGCACCTACATCGACCAGACCACGATCCGTTCCCCGGTCATCGAGGGCGGAGAGTTCTACGGCGAGGAATTCAACATCATCGCCGGGGGCGACTTCGGAAGCTTCAACCTCTACGGTCCTTTCGGGAGCAGCCGTTACCACATGCTGGCCATCGAATATTTCGAGGGTAACGCCCCTCTCATCAACATTTACAGCCCCTGCGGCGGATACATCACCATTGGCCAGAGCCGCAACGGGATCGTCTACTTCAAGGGGGTCGTGGATTTCAGCGCCGCAGACGTCCAAGGTCTGGATTTAGGAACAGGAGCATGACACAGCCATGAAGAAAATGTTAAAAAATTCCGAAGTGTTTGAGCGGCTCCACTCGCTCAAGCCACTGCTGTCCCGGCGGGATCGGATCGGTTACATCGCCGCCCGGAACTACCGCTTTCTCTCCAACTCCCTGGTGGAATATGAGACCATCCGCCTCAGCCTGATCGAGAAGTACGGAGAGGAAGGGAAGGATGAACGGGGACAGCCCACCTTTGTCCTCAAAATGGAGTCCCCCAATTTCAAGACGTTCTGTGACGAGCTGGCTCCCTTCAACGAGATGACCCATGAGGTGGAGCTGATGACCGCCAAGTACAGCGAAGCGGAGGGGAACCTGACGGGGGAGGAAATTTTGGCCATCGACTGGATGCTGGAAGATTAGGAGGTGGTCCGATTTGGCCGACATCAGCAGTTTTTTGAAGAAGATTTTGGAGGCGATCTACGGTGAGGAGGTGCGGGGTTCCATCCACGACGCCCTTGCCGCCATGAATAAGGAGTCCTCCAGCGCGATGGAGTTTGCGGCTACGGCCAAGGACTCTGCCGCCGCCTCCGCGGCAAAAGCCAAGAACGAGGCGGACACCGCCGGGCAGAAGGCGGCTGAAGCCCTGGACTCCGCCGGGAAAGCCGCCCAGTCTGAAACCAACGCCAAAGCCTCGGAGACTGCGGCGGAGGGGTACGCGGACCTCGCCGTTGACGCAGCGGAACGGGCCGGAACCTCGGAGGAGAACGCCAAGGCCTCGGAGCAGACGGCTCTGCAACAGGCCAGAGAGGCGGAGGAGTCCAAGAACGCCGCTGCTCTCAGCGAGGCCGAAGCCAAGGCGGCAGAAGAGCGGGCTAAGGAGGTCCGCAATCAGGTGGAGACCCTGGGTGCCCAAGCCACGGCAGACGCCGCAGCGGCTCAGGAAGCCAGGACCGCCACAGAGGCGGCGCGGGACGCGGCCAAGGTTAGTGAAACCAACGCAAAGGCCTCGGAGACCAAGGCGGAAGACGCCAAAGCGGGCGCGGAAGCGGCGAAGGAAGCCGCCCTGTCCGCCCAGGAGAGCGCCGAGGAGGACGCCCTGACCGCCGCCCAGTCCAAGGAGGACGCAGAAGCGGCCAGGACAGCCGCAGAACAGGCCAAGACCGACGCCCTTGACAGCGCCGCAGAGGCCGCCGGAAGCGCCGCCAAAGCGGAGCAGTACAGCGGCAAGCCGCCCAAGCCTCAAAATGGAACCTGGTGGATCTGGGACGCGGAAACAGGGGCCTATTACGACAGCCAAATCAGCTGTGAGCTGCAAGGCCCCATCGGCGTGGGCATCCAGGACATCCGGCTGACCAAGGGCGACCACTCGCCGGGCACCACGGATATTTACACGGTGCATATGACAGACGGGTCTACCTACACCATTTCGGTCTACAACGGCCTGAACGGTACGGGCGCCGGCGACGTATTGGGTATCTCCTTCGACCTGGTCATCCCCGCCGAGGGGTGGTCGGAGGGGAGCGTCACCATTGCGGACGAGCGGCTTTTGGCCCTGGGCACCCACAAGTATTTCCTCAGCGCGGACGAAGCCTGTAAGGAGGAGTTCCTTGACTGCAATGTGCAGCCCAAGAACATCACCACCTCGGGCTTTCTCACCCTGACCTGCGACACAGAGCCGGCGGCGGACCTGACGGTCAACCTGATTCGGCTGGAGCTGTCGGGGAACGGGGCCATTCAGTAAGCAAGGAGGCGAAGCCCATGGAGATCGCAGTGAAAGCAACCTATGCCCATCTGGTCAAGGACGAGAGTTTGGTACAGAACTCCGACAAGCTTTATATTGTGGAGTTCCACTTTGATCAGAGTTGGGATGGTTATGCCAAATCGGCTGTCTTTGAAGCCGGCGGCGTACAGCAGCCGCCTGTGGCGTTGACGGATGACCGATGCATTATTCCGGCCGAGTGTTTGAAGCGGGCCGGAATCAATCTAAAAATCGGAGTTTCCGGCATTAAGGATGGGGTTCAGAAAGACACGGTATGGTGTCTGGCCAGCAAGATCATGTACGCGCTTGACCCCACGCAACTGATGCCGCCCACCCACATCGACGGAGACGTGAAGGCCCAGATCCTTGAGGTCATCCGGGAAAATACTGCTACAGATGCAGAGGTTCAGGAAGTCCTCGACAATGCATTCCAGTCCTCCTGGATACCTCCCGAAAATCCTGAGGCTCCGGACAATACCGCCACTAACGAAGAGGTGGAGTCAATTCTCGATGATGTTTTCGGCGAAGAGCCGTAAACAAATATTTTTAAGGAGGACATATTTATGTCTAAGCACACTACTCTCGAACAGCTGAAGCTTCTGGCTCAGCGCACCAAGAGCGAAATCAGCAAGGTCGAATCCAAGTCCCTGGTAGGCGTTAAGGTCAACGGCGTTGCCCTGGCCATCGCCGACAAGATGGTGGACATTCTGATTGCTTCTGGTGCTACCAACGGCACTCTGTCTGTTGCCGGCAAGGATGTTGCGGTGACGGGTCTGGCGGCCCTGGCCTACAAGGCTCAGATCTCTGAGGCCGATCTGGATACCGCTCTGAAGGCTGTGCTGGACGGCAAGGCTTCCGGCGCCGATCTGGCCACTCTGATCGGTAAGGATGCTGGTAAGAGCGCCCGCGCCATCGCCAACGAGGAGCTGGCTGCTCAGCTGATCCCCGAGGGCGCCAAGGAGGCCCTGGATACTCTGACTGAGATTGCTCAGTGGATTCAGGATCACCCCGATGACGCTTCCGCGATGAA